CGAAGAATTTCACCCGTTTGAAGCTGATTACCTTAAAAAATTCAACGAAGAATCGATCGAAAATCTCGTATTTAACATGTGCGCGTCGCGAAAATCCGGAAAAATCATATCGAGCACGTTGGCGGATCTCGTTAAGTGGACTTTGGCCGGCGGCAAAAATGGTGGGAAACCTTACGACGAGCATGTAGTGGAAAAGGCGATCAAGATCTATAACGACAAGAATTTCAAAAGAGGAGACAAGCCAGGTGGAAAAATCGACGAAAGTTACCTCAGAGGCATCATCCGAAACGAACAAAAACAAGCGTGAATTTGAGCGGGCGAAAGAGATCATGATGGCCCACGGCTGGCAGCCGCCCCAAAAAGTCACAAACCCGCGGTGCCTGCCCAGGGAATTCGATGAGATTATTGAAATGCTCGAGAATGCGTATCAGCACAAGCTGCCCAAGGAAACAAAACGGATCTACTATAAATATCTAAGAAAATTCACGCCTTATTACTTAAAACTTGCCGCCGAGCACCTGATGCTGGAGGACACCTTCGGCAAATTCCCATCGCTCGGTGCGCTGCATACCTGGGCGTCAGCCTATCAAGGCCCTGAGCCATGGAGGATAAATGATCAACAACGGGATACCACCACCACAAAACCTTGATTTTGAAGAATCGGTGCTCTCCGCAGCGTTGCTCTTCGATGAGTCCCGATATTATTTTTTAGGCAAACTCAGGCCAAAACATTTTTATGCGGCCAAACATCAAATTATCTTTAACGCTATCACCGCCCTTACCATCCGGAACGATCCGATTGATGTCAACACACTGCGAGAGGCCCTGGTGCGCACCAAGCGCTTGGATGCTGCCGGCGGAATCAACATGCTCGCCAAGCTTTTGGGCGATGTGCCGCTGCCATCAGACGATGAGCATTACGCCAATGTGTTGCTGCAGAAAGCCGCGATGAGGCAGCTGATCACCGCCGCGTATGAAATCTCATCTCTGGCATTTAACGCCAACGGCAATGCCGAACAGGTGCTGGCCGAAAGTTACGCAAAGATCCTTTCGGTTGATATCGGACAGCAATCCCGGGAGCTCGTGTCCGTTGATGCGGTCCTTAACGAGACTATCGAGCACATCGAGGCGGTCGCCAAGCGGGGCGGCACCGGCGGAATCGCCACCGGCTTTGCTGATCTGGACCAGCTGACCGGCGGGATGCATGCCGGAGAGGTGACGATTTTGGCCGGCCGGCCCTCGATGGGCAAGACCGCCCTTGCGCTCAACATTGCCCGCAACCTCGGCGAGAACCAGGTTAAGACCGCGGTTTTCAGCCTCGAGATGGCCAGGATCCAGATGGTCACCCGCCTGCTCGGCCTGCAGAGCAAGGTCAGCAGCCAGCGCTTTCGAAGCGGGTGTTTGTCACCCCAGGATTGGCAGGATATCAGCAATGCGGCCAGCGAGCTGCACACGTTTCCAATTCTCATCGACGATACGCCGAGGATGCACTACGGCGAGCTCATCCGGAAAATGCACCGGGCCGTGATAAAAGAAGGCGTCAAGTTCGTTATTATTGATTATATGGGATTTTTATCAGGCGACGACCAGCGCAGCCGAGTGGCTGAGATCGGCCAGATCAGCCGAGCGATCAAGGCTGCGGCCAAAGAATTGAAGGTGCCTATTATGGTGTTAAATCAGCTCAACCGCAAGTGTGAGGAGCGCCCCGATAAGCGCCCGCGGCTGAGCGACCTGAGGGATTCGGGTGACCTGGAGCAGGACGCCGACAACGTCTTGCTGTTGTTCAGGAGCGCGGCCTACAACCGCGATCCCAACGATCCCAAACGCCACACGGCTGAAATAATTCTTGCCAAACAGCGCAACGGACCCGTAGGAACGGTTAGTTTGCTTTTCATCGAAAACCAAATGGAATTTGCGAGTATGGCGAAACATCAACAATGTGACTATTGAGAGGAGGCTTTATGATTACATCTGAGCAGCACTTGAGTTTAACCGAGATCAAAGCGGCCATCGAGCTCTTTGACGATGCCCTGGGCAGGGTGCTCGAGAACATCGATGACCCGAACACCGGCGAGCAGAGCCGGCGCATCAGCCTGGAGTTTACCATCGTGCCCGACCGGGTTTCCGGAATGCATGTGGTCAAAGTCGGGGTTAAAACAAAATTGGCCGACAACCGCGGGTGGGAAGGTCGATTTGTTTGCGGCCGTGAGAGGGGCAAAATGGTGGCGCGGATGCTTAACGCATACCAACAACAGGAACTGCCGCTAAACGTGGCAGAATTCAAGCGAGAGGAGGTCTGATGTACGATTTAGTTCAGTTCGCCGACTGGATATTGGAGCACACGCGGCCCGAGGTAATCCAAATCAATGGCGAGGATTTCGCCCAAACGGTACATGGATTCAATCCGATCAAACCGGAGCTAAGCAGCGCTCTTGAGGTCTCAACCCTTACCAGTCTCATCGAATACATCAACACAAACCCCGACAACCACAACCCCAACCGATCGAAATATCTGCATATTGAGAGCCCCTGGCTGGTTAGTTTGGTATGGGAACTCGACCAGTGGAACCGCCGAGAGGTGTGCGTCATGGCCAAGGCGACTGTAGGTCCCACGCATGGCAAAGCTACCGTGGCAACGCTCGAGCCTCAAAATTATAAACTGGAGGCGGCGATCATTGGTTTGCTGACACTCTTTGCAGAGAGCAGCGACCGTGACTATTTAGTCGAGACCCTGAGCAGCTGGGTGTATGAGAGCCAGCAGGCCTTTCTCGACGATGGTGTTTCGCAATCGATTACCGCGAAAAAAGGCCATGTGCGGGTGGGGGCTCACGAGGTGAGAAACAGTTTAAACTTGCGACCATTTGTAAGCTTCACCGAGCTCGAGCCCGCCGAGGTTAATTATTACATTCGGCTCTCCATGCAAAACAAGGAGCCGATGGTGTCGCTATCGCCGGTGAAAAACCTGCACTGGCAACTGGACTATAAAAAAGCGATTGCTGATTACCTTGAAGCCAAAATCGATGATAATAGCTTGCCGATCTTGTTCTAAACCGGCTACAATAAAGCGGGCTCGAGGTCCAATACCGTGGCACTGCCGCCCATGCAGCGGCCACATTGGACCGAGCGGCCTCCTCTCGCGGCCGGGGACTCACCACCCCCGGCCGCACACTCGACCAACCGCCAACCGCAGGGGCACCTCATGAGAAAAACAATCAGAAGAATTTTCGGCAAAAAAAAAGAAAGAGAAGAAAGCGCCGAGCAGCGGCGCAAGAAACGAAAAAAGACGCTTCGCGGGGTTACGCGAATCAGATATGGGGATGTGGAAAAGAAAAAAGCGCTGATGGATGAGATCACCGATATCGATCAGTACCGGCGGCGCTAAGTGTGATGGTGGCGGGCCAGGACATAGGGTCCTAAGGCGCAAAAATGGGTTTTCTGATCTGCCATTTACTGCATATGCCTTCCGGCTCGCCACCATCCTTTTTTCTTGCGATAAAAGGAGGCGCCCCATGAAACTAAAAATAAACCCGAACCAAAAAGACTTTGATTTTTACCGGAAAACATTAACCAGCGAAGAGTGCCTGTGCGGCAATGAAAAAAAACCTGGTTATGCGTTTTGCTACAGGTGCTACAGTGCCATCGAGGATGACATCTTACAAAAAGGCCTTTACGCCAACCGATCGCACATGCCGCTTTTTAGCACCTTTTTCGAAGAGGCATACCAAATACTTTTAGACAAGCAAATTTTTTGAGAGGAGGTTTGCAATGCCGGAGGACAAAGCATACATCGATTATAGAAAAATCGAGGATGAAACAAAAATTGATCGAAAGAAAGCAGCTGAAGTACACCTCATGCGTGCGCACAGGGAGTATTACGAAAAGGAAGTTGAGCGCTTGCGCGAGCAGGCCGATTACCTCCAGGGGGTTGTTCGCCAAAAAATTTCACTTATAAAAGCTCTAACCGAGCAAGCTGACAGGGCGTTCTCAGAAAGCATCAAGCGTGAACGCGACAAGAAAGCACTTTTTGATCTCGAGTCGACACTCGATGCCCACATAGAAAGCATTCTCCCACATGGTTAAACCTTATGAGCCTTTTAATCTCGAAGATCCCGACAAGCAAGATCGCATTGACCGGCGGCGGGCAATGCTTGACATCATTGCCGAGGTAATGTTTTGGGCCGCGGCGATCTGCTTTGTCATGGCCATTGTCACCTTTGCCTTTGTGAACTTTGCCAGCGGTGCCGAGCGCACCTTCGCCTGGCATTACCCGAAACATGTCCATCAAAACATAGCCGGCTACCGGCTGTACATGGGCGACACGGCCACCGCGGCAACAACGCTTGTGGCTGACATTGCCGTCGCCGATGTCGCCATAAAAACCGATCCGGCCTTGCTGGTGTCAGACAAGTTCGACACCGACCCTGGGACTAAATACACGGTGACCGAGGGCTCCTGGCGTTGGGATTCTAACGGCACCAAGGCCATGAAGATAGAAGGCGCCAAGTTCATGGTCGTTTTCGAGGTGCCGGCCGGCACAGACAACGCCATGAGCTTTGAGTTTTATCCTGAAAAAAGCTTATCCGACCAGCCCATCATTTACAGCTACATCAAGGACGAATCACTGAAAGCCTACTATGAGCTGCGCCTGGCCGGGGCCGATGGCATCCGTTACTCAAACTGGCGCAAATGTTATGATGGCCAGTGGGGCGGGGTTGATGGCGCCTTTGGGCTGCCGCGCTACGAGCAGTGTTTTTCAGGCGAGCCGTCAGGCGATATGCTGTGCAATGGATTCGGGGTTTACATGAGCTGGACACCAGGCCAGTATACCGCCAGCGTGCTCGGCGATGTGGTATCGGGTGACGACACAAAGGCCCTGGATATAAACAAGCTGGAAATCATCATAAACAACCAAACCGGCTGGCTCGACAATATTCAAATAGGCGCCCCTGCCGAACTGCGGGCCGTTGCAGATGTGCCCCTGCCAGCCTCAGGAAGTGTTTGGTTTGCAATTAGTGCTTATCGTGATAGTGATCAAGGGGTGCTTGAGGGGCCGAAATCGGCGCCAGGCGAATATGTGATCACTGTTGGCGTTCCTCAAACCCCTGGCGGGCTAATTTACCTAAAAGGCGTTCCAGCCACCCCTTAAGGAGGCTTTTTGATCCGTGTTTTTTTACGCAAGTCTAAATGGACCCCTGACGATGAGCTTGCTTTTTTTGGCGAACCTGAGCTGTTTCGGCCGCCCGAGCAACCTGTTGCAATCTCGGTTCCGTTCACCTGGGATATTCCGAGGGCCGAGCATCTGCAGCGGTCCTGGTCGCGGTTCTACAGCAGAGTTGAACTCGGCGGACCAGGCCTCGGGGATCCAGGCGGTGAATTCACCGCTGGACTCTTTCTAAGAAAAGGCATCACCATCACCAGCCGCGGGTGCATTCGGCACTGTCCCTGGTGCCACGTGCCGGCAAGAGAAGGCCGGATCCGCGAGCTCAAATCGATCGCTCCTGGTCACATCATCCAAGACAACAACATCCTTGCTTGCTCAAAAGCACACGTTGAGCGGGTGTTCGCCATGCTGCGCGACCAGCGCAAAGCGGCATCTTTTAACGGCGGGCTGGATGCCAGGCTGCTCAGGCCCTGGCACCTTGAGCTCTTTAAATCGATCACCATAGGCGAGCTGTGGTTTGCTGCCGACGAGGAAGGTGCCCTCCGGCCGTTGAAATATGCGGCCAAGCTGTTTGGCGAGCTGCCGCTGTGGAAGAAGCGGGCCTATGTGATGATCGGCTATGATGGTGAATCATTAAATCAAGCCGAGGCCAGGCTCGAGGCGGTTTACGATATGGGCTTTTTGCCATTTTGCCAGCTCTACCAACCCGAGGAGCCAAAGGTCTACACCCGCGACTGGACCGATATGGCCAGGAAATGGAGCCGGCCGGCGGCGTACAATAACAAAAAGAGAGGAGGCAAAAAATGGTCAATCTAACAAAGGTTGTCGAGAGGAGGCAGAAAATGAGCGCTGAGGAGATTGTCGAAAGGATAATGACGCAGCACTGGGACATGGCCGCTTGCACGTGCTGGATTTGCAGACACGGCCGAGCTGAGGGTTTGCGGCCGCGAGTTCATTACCGGGACACCGAGCGCAAATTCGCCCGGGTGAGGATGGTAACCGAAAAGAAACGGTAGAATTGTCGCTACGTTCTAAATAAATATATTGACAGCCTATAAAGCCCCTGGTAGGGAAAAGGCTCACGCCGAAACAACTAAAAACCCCAAAACAGATGAGCGTGCCAATAATTGTCAGAAAACCAGTCTGGTCAAGCGAGCCAGGGGTTGGTAGAAAACCATGCCTCCCAAGCGAGCCAACGAGTCAAAGAAAACCACTTTTTCTGAGCGCGGCCAAAAATTTTCAGAAAACCAGCTTGGTCAAGCGAGCCACTAGGACAAAGAAAACCAATTCATTGTAGCGCGGCCGAGCCATGTTAGAAAGCCATGCGTCCCAAGCGAGCCATCTGGACAAAGAAAACCATCGAGTTGTAGCGCGGCCGAATCACGTTAGAAAACCATGCGTCCAAAGCGAGCCAGGGAGGTTTAAAAAACCAGACGAAAAAAGCGAGCCAGGGGAGGTTAGAAAGCCGGCATTCCCAAGCGAGCCAGATGAAAAAATAAACCCAAAAACAGTAAGCGAGCCAGGCAAGGATAGAAAACCGGAATTCCCAAGCGAGCCACAAAAGTTTAGAACCCCCCCCAGTAAGCTAGCCAAAATGAGGGAGAAAACCATTTCTAATAAGCGAGCCAATAGAGGCAAGAAAACCGGCATCCATAAGCAAGCCAAAAAAAACCAGAACCCCAATGTACCGGAGCGAGCCAGAAGAAAAGAGTAATAAGTCGCCATTAGCCATCAGAACCCCAACATGCCCGAGCGAGCCAAAAAAAACCAGAACCCCAATATGCCGGAGCGAGCCACAAGAAACCAGAACCCCAATATGCCTGAGCGAGCCAGAAGCGATTAGAACCCCAAAGTGGCTGAGCGAGCCAAAAAAAACCAGAACCCCGATGGAATCTAGCGAGCCATGGATGATGAGCAACCCTATTGATTTAAGCGATCCATAGCGCCAGGAAGATAAAGGACGCCAGGGAGGTCAAGCGAGCCAAAAGGATATGAGAGAGCCAGAAGAAACCAGCGAGCCACAAAAAGAAGAGGAAAAAAGCTTATGTCAGCGTGCCCTTTTATAATGGCCGGGTTGTCAGCCGACCCCAAAGTAACGAGTTTAAAGTTGGTGGACATAGAGCCACAGTTTACTTGCCGGGAAGAAGATTGCATGTGGTGGGACTTTGAGGAGTCAACGTGTGTTGTTTGCACAATCAGTTATTATTTGGGACAAATAGCCAAACTGTCTGAGAAGATCAAATGAAAGGAGCGAGCCAGCGGAGCCTAGAAAACCAATGGTTTCAAGCGAGCCACAGGGAAAAAGAAAACCACTAAAAGGTAGCGAGCCAGGGTGCGTTAGGAAGCCATTAAAAATAAGCGAGCCCGAGACCTTTGAGAAAACCAGCGTCATCGAGCGAGCCGCGGAGAGTTAGAAAACCTATGAAATAAAGCGAGCCAAAAAAACTAAGAATCCCAAAGCATAGATGCGAGCCAAAAAAATATAGAATCCCAAAGAACTGATGCGAGCCAAATATAATAAGAATCCCAAAGAACTGATGCGAGCCAGGGCATGCGAGCAACCCAAGTGTTTTCAGCGAGCCTTAAGGTGATAGAAAGCCATAAGCAGTAAGCGAGGCCACAGGGTAGAAGAAAACCACAGAAAACGAGCCATTCAACAATAGAAACCCAATAAGTCAAAGCGGGCCAAGAAAGTGCAGCAAACCCATGTCATCTTAGCCGAGCCATTTAATAACCGGCTTAATCGTGTATAATGTTAGCGCGAGCCGGAACCTGCCATAAACCCAAAATACGTGAGCGAGCCGAGAATTGGCAGAAACCCAATACCTCCAAGCGAGCCGGAGATTGGCAGAAACCCAAAAAACGTGAGCGAGCCATCGGAAGCTAAAAACCCTCGAAGACCAAGCGAGCCGCTATCGTCTATAAACCCAGAACATATGAGCGAGCCATAAACATCTATAAACCCATAACATGTGAGCGAGCCAGGGCAAATTGTTAATCCATAAACATCTAGCGAGCCAAAGAGGGGCAGAACACCAGGACTAATCAGCGAGCCAAAGCAATGTAGCCATCCGTAAGGTGTAAGCGTGCCAGAGATATTTAGAAACCCAGTGAAAACAAGCATGCCAATCGAAGGGAGAAACCCACTTGAGCTGAGCGAGCCCTCATTGATTGAGAATTAGAATGAAAATCACTGTAAAAGAAATAATAGATGAAAGTCTCGCGGCAGGATTGCTAATTTTTTACATTCTCTGGATGATATTATACGAAGAGCTTAAAAAACCATTGTCGGATGAAAGACTGGAAAATGATTACGACTAAGCAACTCGAAAATTGGTTCGTCTATCACCCCCCGATTGGCGATCAAGAGCAACGCTACCAAATGCTGCGCGATGCGGCCCTTGAGTTGGCGAAGCTTATGATAGAAAAAACGCCCTATAGCCGGGAGCAAACATTAGCCGTCCGGAAACTTGAAGAATCGGTCATGTGGGCAAATGCAGCGATTGCTCGAAACGAAGGGGATTAAGCGATCCGGAAAGACGATTTAAACCTATAATTATTGCATAGAATGGGTAAGAAAAAAACTGGTGAAATATTGATTTTTTCAAATAATCAATATTTGGGGGGTTTTTCATGTTGGGCGTGTAGGCGAAAATAGGATAGACGCAGCATTGACGGCAGAGGGATAAAGGTTAAACAACCTCCCCTACGGGAAAAGCCGATTTAGATGTCCCGATTGCAGGTTCAAGCCCTGCCACGCCCAACCAAATTATGAGGGGTGACAAGCTGCCAAGGGGCAGAACACACCGGACAGCACAGCGTGTATCGAAAGCCGCCGGGTTAGTAGGCGATGGTGTGGCTTGTCACCCTCACCCATATCTTCTTCGCCGCGAGGTACGGCGAGGTTGGCGAGGTAGGTGACAAAAAAATGGTGTGCCGTTAAAAAAAAGGAGACCATCGGTAATTAGCGTGCCAAGGCAAACCAAGAACCCATTCAAAGAGAGCGTGCCAGACCACCATAAAAACCCACATATGCAAAGCGAGCCAGGATAGCTGAGTAACCCATCGCTTCTTAGCGTGCCATAAAAAATTAGGAACCCGCCGAACCTGAGCGTGCCAGCCGTCATGACCTAAAAACCCACGGTGGAAAAGCGTGCCAGCTTGCACTAAAAACCCAGAGGGAAAAAGCGTGCCAGCCGTCATGACATAGAAACCCAATGTTCAGAAGCGAGCCATCTATGAAAAGAAAACCAGACGGAAAAAGCGTGTCAGCCGTTATGGGATAGAAACCCAATATGTCCAAGCGAGCCATTAAGATATAGAAACCCATGCAGGAATAGCGTGCCAGGCTTAATTAGAAACCCAAGGGGGAAAAGCGAATATGAACCCACGTGAGAAAAACTGGGAATGGATACGAAAACGCTTCGAGTTGGGATTCACCCTCGGGCAAATCTCGGACAAATATGCCGAGCAATTCCCAGGAGAAAGCATCAGCCGGCAACGCATCGGTGTGGTGGCCCGAAAAGAAAAATGGAAGCGGGATCTGTCCGAGCGCTATGAAAAAGCTGTCGCCCGAAAGGTGATTGAAAAAACAGACCGCGCTGGTGGTGTTGACGGTGCTGTTGACAAAGCCCCGAGAGACAGGAAGTCAGATGACGAAACAGTCGACGAGGCGGCCGAGGTGGCCGCTGAGGCTGTGTACAAACACAGGCGGAATGCGGATGAGCTGAGAGCGGCGGCGATGAGAATTATCCGCGAGGTCGATGCCAACGAGCCGTTTACGGTGGTTACAAAAGACGGCAGCGAGGTGCAGCTGCAAGATGATGTCACCAAGCGGGCCCAGGCGCTGACCAACGCCTCCAGGTCGCTGACTGCGGCCGTTGACATCGAGCGCAAGAGCTTAGCCTTGGACCGCAAAGATGGCGATATTGCCAAGACCGGCACTTTCAATGTATACACAAACGTGCCGGATCCGGAGCCGGTCCCGCCCGGGATTTAATTTGTAACAATTACAATAGAAAGGACAAACGAAGCTTAAAAAAAATACAACTTGATCTCATCACCTGAGTTCATCTTCCACCTGTACGTTACCTGATCCTCGAGAGGAGCTGCTATGAGACTAATCTGCGAAATGGCCCACGAGCTTTATTCTGCCCTAAAACATCGCCAAAGATGCACGGCCTGCTGTGGCGATGGCCTGGTCTATTCCCTGCAACCCACTGACCCTGATGACCCCGAATGCTATGGTGACGATCTGCCCGTTACAAGCCCTTGCGGTTGCAGCACTCACAGCGATATAATATTAAAGCGTTTCGAAGAAGAATTTAAGCTCCTTCGCGAGATCGCACAGGAGCAACACGAAACAAAGCAATCACAACAACGGAAGCGAGCCTGAGGCTTGGACGTACGGCTGGCCTACAACCCACAACCGAAACAAGCTCAGCTCCACAGCTCTCCGGCAAACGAAATTTTATTCGGCGGGGCTGCGGGACCCGGCAAAAGTCATTCGCTGCGCCAAGAGGGCTTGCGCTGGTGCGTGAAGATTCCAAACCTCCAGGTCTTTCTCTTTCGGCGGACCTACCCCGAGCTGGAGCATAATCACATTCTGCAGAGCTGGCTGGAATTTCCGACCAGCCTGGCCTCATACAACAAGGCCGAGAAGCGTTGGGAGTTTTTCAATGGGGCAATGTTTCACTTCTGCCATTGCCAACACGAAAAAAATGTGTTCGCCTACCAGGGCGCCGAGATCCACGTGCTTTTAATAGATGAGCTCACCACATTCACCGCGTGGATCTACAATTATCTGTACGGCCGCGTGCGCTGCACTTTGGACGTCCCGCCGGAATTTAAGCACAAGGTTCCAGGGGTCTATTGCGCCACCAACCCAGGCAACGTCGGTCACCAGTGGGTCAAAGAGCGCTGGATAAGTTTCGCTCGCCCCTATGAGCTCAAGCGGGCGCCGCCAGATGTCAGCAATCCGGATGCGCCACCGATGCTCAGGCAGTACATTCCCGGGCTGCTCGAGGACAACCCGATATTAAATCGCGTTGACCCCGGGTACATCGTCAGGCTGAACAACCTGCCAGAGCCCTGGCGATCGGCTTATAAAACCGGCAACTGGGATATCTTTATCGGACAAATGTTTCTCTTTTCTCACCGTCACCATGTGATTAAACCGCGACCCATTCCCCACGGAGCACCGCTTTACATGACGATGGATTGGGGCTTCGGCGCACCGTACTCGATAGGCTGGTGGTGGGTGGATGCTGATGGCCGCTTCTATCGATTTCGCGAACGATACGGCCAGATGCCAGGCGGGCAGCCAAACACCGGCACCCGCGAGACCGATACCGTCATTGCCGGTCACATCAACCGCATTGAAGAAGAAGAGGGCATCAAGGACAAGGTTGTCCACATTCTCTCGCCTGACTGCTGGAATAAAAAACCCGACTACCAGGGTGGCGGCCAGGGCAAAAGCACGGCTGAGGTTTTTGCCGGATGCGGCATAATCAACTTGCAAAAAGGCGATCCGAACCGCACACTTAAAGTTCGCCAATTCCATGAGCGCTTGCGCATCCCGGTGAATCCCGATGGCAGCGAGGGGATGCCGATGATGGTGGTTTATGAGACTTGCGCAGATTTCATCCGGACGGTGCCGGCGCTGACCCACGATGAGCACAACGTGGAAGATGTCGACACCGATCTCGAGGATCATTGCTATGACGAGGCGTCGCTGTTGTGCATGGCCAGGCCGATCAACCTGGATGTTGAGGCCATCGCTGCTGAGATAAACGCCGCAAAGATCGCAGCCAAAGAGGCGCAGCTTGAGCCGGCCGCAAAGGCTGCATGGGATGAAAAACGCCGGCTCGAGAGCAGCTTTGCCACTGTTGATAATGATCTATCCTCTGAGCAGGGGTGGGAGGAACTATGATGGATGCCTACGAAGATGAGCACACGCAGCAAATCGAGAGGCTGTTTGATGTTGAGACAAAAGAGCTCAAAACCCTGGTCAAGAACAGCGCCAAGGTAAAGGGCCGAATAGATGTGCCCTGGTCTGTACAACAGCGGATCTGCAGGGCCGTTGTGTTGATTCATCATTGCAGCAGGTATTTTGAGGGCATGGCGATCCTGTGTTCGCTGGCCGGATGGAAGCCGCGCAGCCTGGAGAACGAATTCGATACGCTCGAGGAGCGACAGCGGACCAGGGCGTCATTTAACCACTGGGTGAATAGCCTGGTAAAATGAGAACAAAGAAAGGAGAGAGCCATGGAAATTCATGACAACTGGGGAGATCGACTGTCGCGAATGATTTGCAAAACATGCAGATTTTTTGTGCCCAAGCAGGTGCCGGAGTATTCGATGGGGGGCGCCGCACCTGAAGCACAGAGCCAGGAGCATCCCCCGAGATTGGGGATACCGCCGATACACTACGATCTCGGCCGCTGCAGGCGCCATGCACCAACGCTGCGCGGCTGGCCGGTGGTCTATAACACCGACTGGTGCGGCGATCACAAATTGTCTGAATACACGTATCACTTTCTATTTGATGGCAGTAAACCGGCTTAAAAAAAGGGGGTGCGATATGGATTGGGGATGGATCTCCGCAGCATTTTTCGCAGGAACAACGGTAGGCATTATTGGAACGGTTCTTTATTTCCGGCGGTGGCGAAAGAAGGTGATCGCTGCCATCAACACTTATAAAGTCAAGGCCGAGCGGCTCGAGAAAGCTTGGAGCGCAAAGCAAACTTTGGAGAAGCCCGGGGGCATTGAGAAAGGTTGAAAATGATTGACGAAATCATTCTGTGCATTGTATTATTCGCAACACTGGCCTTCATTGTCTGGCGACAACGAGTGTTCGATAGCAGGGAGCGAGACCTCATCGATCGCCTGATGTCACGCGATGCCATTGAATATGCCAACGTAAAAAGATTGACCCGCCGCAGCGCACCGGTTACTGTAGCTGACGCGGTAGACAAATTGACCCAAGAAGGGATTGACGCCGAAGAGGTCTTCGGAGCTGTCGGCGGTGAGTCCGCAAGCGATCGGGTCCGAGTAGCTTAAAGCAAGCAAAGGGAGAGCTATGCCGGCAAAGATCCGCAAACGCGGCTCACGATACCAAGTCTCAACACCCAATCAAACCCACTCAAAAGGCACCACTCTCCGGAAGGCAAAAGCACAGCAGCGGCTTTTAAACGCACTTGATCACGGCTGGACGCCATCTAAAAGGAGAGCTCGCCGATGAGACACACCGATCAGCAGCTGATACGGCTGGCAAACGATTCGTTCAGCCGTATCAAAGATCCAAGCATTGTGATTCGAGAGCGCACCTGGTTCCGCAATGTGCTCTATTATGTCGGCGAGCAGTGGCTGGACTGGATCATCAGCACTGGCACCTTTCGCCGCATCAAGCCCACTGAGCTCGCCCCCACACCGGTCTCAAATATCATCCGCGACCATGTCCGAAGCATGAAAGCCCTCATACTCAATAAAGATTTTAGCGTAAAAATATGGCCCAACTCTATGGACCAGGAGGACCGGGACGCAAGCAAGATGGGGGAGTTTTTGCTGCGCCACATGGATGCAGAAAACGACGAGGCGTTTCGCGATGAAACAGAAAAGGTTGCCGTTTGGATGATCTTATGCGGCCTGGGGTTGATGCGCACTATCCCGGTGGTTGCTGACAATGAGTGGGGCCTGGATCCGAAGACCGGCGAGCCGACCAAGCAAAGCGAGGTATGCAGTTTCAACTGGTCGCCATTTAACTTCACATGTCCTGCAGTGGGCGACGACATAATGCTCAAGCCCTGGATCGGGTTTAAAAGCCTGAAGGATCGCGAGTGGGTCGAGGACACCTTCAAAATCAAGGTCAATAAAGACGCCAAAGACGAACCGGTCATCAATTACGAGAAGAAGCTGGCCAAGCTGGTGGCCACCGTGAGCCCCTGGAAGGGCACCGGCTATGAGAACATGGTCGAGTTCAGCGACGAAGAAGACGACCAGGTGATCTTCAAGGAGTTCGAGTTCGCGCCCTGCAAGAGCTATCCGAACGGCAGGTATGTAGGGGTCACCGGTGACACGCTGGCGTTCAGCGTTGATCGGCTGCCGATTCCTGTCCAAAAATCCCAGGGCACTGTGGCCTGGTACTACACAGCCACCGACTACCGCTATCATTATGTGCCCGGTCGCTTCTGGCCGGATTCCGCGGTCGATGATTTAATCAGCCCGCAGAACACGATCAACGAGATCGATCGCGACCTGGAAATGAACCGGAAATCTCTGGCCAGGCCGATTGTCTTTTTGGGATCCTCGGCGAGGATAAAGCGCAGCACCGCCGATGGCCAGCATCTGCTGGTGATCCGCTATGACCCACTGACCAGTGGCGGGCAGAAACCATCGATTGAGGCCGGCACTCCGTATCCACAGCAAGTGCTCGAGGAACGAGCGATCCACAGGGCCTCGATCCAGGATGTCGCCGGCGACCCCAAAAATGTGCTCAGGGGCAATGCGCCAACTGGAAACGCCTCCGGCATCATGGTCGACATATTAAGAGATGCGGCCGAGCAAGGACACTTCCCCGATATCACCAGGTTTTTTCGGTCCCACAAAAGGACATATCGCAAGCGCATCATATTGGCCTCCGATATTTACACCGATGAGCGCATGATCAAGGTCAGCGGCCGCGGCCATGGTGTTGAGGTCAGGGCCTTCAAATCGGCAGATCTGAGAGACAACACCGATGTGCGCCTGGAGCTGGCCAGCGGGTTGGCCTCTACCCGGGTGGGGCAAACGCAAATGATGTTGGAGCTGGTCAAGGTCGGCTTTTTCAGCTCTCAAAGCGAGCTGGAGCCCGAGTTCCGCGACGAGCTGCTAAAGCGCATGGGGCTGTCCGGATTCCGGGATAAAACCTCCGTTGACCTGGAGCGGGCCTCGATGGAAAACACCATGGTGGCCAACACCGAAGAGGACGGCTTTGAGATTGTTAAGATCAATACCCGTATTGGCGAGCAGGAGGTGCCTATCATCCCGGGCGTTTTTTTGTCGATCGCCAATCCAATCACCGCCGGTCTGCCGCCCGAAGAAGTGCAAGAGATGGCAATGACCGATCCCACGGTTGCCGAGCCGGTGGTGCTCTCCGAAGATGAGCTTTTTGTTTTCGACGATCACATGGTACACTTTGAGGTGCATCGCAAGTTTTTGTTAAGCCCTGAGTTCCGGAATTTAAGCGATGAGGCAAAGGCTATTTTGGTTGGCCATGCCCAGGAGCACAAAAGCATGATGGAGTTGCAGATGCTCGAGGAGCAGCAGCGAGCTGCGCAAGCACAAGCCGCCATGACTGAGGCTACGCAGCCACCCAACATACCGCAAGATATCGCGCCATCGGCAGGGGAGGGTCAGGGCGCGGTGCCAGGGATGTAGCGATAATGCGCGAGATAAGATTCACTGCCCAATGTGTATGCAATATGTATCAACAGGATAAATGCCGCGGCTTTAAAAAATGGGGCCTGTTCTGCGAGTACGGCCTGCCGGATCGGCCCTGCCGCAACGCGACACTTCGCCTCGAGATGTTTGAAAAAGCCATTTGCAAAGAAAAACGAGAGGCTGCGGCGTGAAGGTTGAAATAAACCGACGCAAAAACTTTTTATATTCTCACGAGAAGCGTGCGTATTTGATTGGCGTTATCTTGCGAGTTGAGCCGAAATTCTGCCGCAAGGTTCCGGTCTTCGACAAGCACAGTCTCAAAGAGGTCATCGTCGGCCTGTATAAACCGACAAAAAAGGTTTATATGGACCCGAAACAATTTCCTGGCAAGCAAATGCCACAATATGAGTATGGGATTCATAGAGCTGTTTAGAGGCTAAAAAAACACACTCACAATCTTGCCGGCCCGCCTGGCCCGCGGCTGCCGGTTCCAACGACGAATAAAAAGGGATCCGCGAGCTCGCCTTGAGGATCCCTTTTTTTCGTCATGGCTCCAGCGTAACGTGGCAACCCCAGTGACGCTTGAGTCAATCAAATGGAGGTGACAATGGGCACAGAGGTAGTAGACGACACCACAGCGGATGTCACAGACAAGACCGGCGATGGCGCATCGGCAGATGGCAAACCAGCTGACGATAGTGCCGCAAGCAAGGATGCAGATGCAAAACCCCAAGACAGTTCAGGGTCCGGAAAGACCCAGGAACAAATCACTGACCTGCTCGACAAGTACCAGCTTGGTTCAGCTGAGGAGCTCGATGAATTCATCGGAAACCTATCGAGTCTGAAAGAAAAACTCGGGACCGAAGATATCGAAGAGCTATTGGCCAACAAGAAAGCCCTGGCCAAGATCAAAGCGGACTGGCAGCGAGCAGAAGAATCCAAACGGCGTGAAACCGAAACTCCAGAGCAGACCATCGAGAGGCTCGAGCGGGAGATCAACAAGCGGGACCAGGAGCGCCAGCTCGATGAGCAGGCAAGGCTCCAGGCGGCCGAAGACCGCAAGGCCATTAATAACTTCAACAGCTATGTGTCCAAGTCGGTAGATGGCCTCGAAGGACTTACGAAACCCGAGGCGAAATTCGTGAAGAAGTATTTAGGGGTTAACAACCCCATCCACGACATCGAGCTTACCGACAGCAAAGGCATCACCAAATTGATTCACACCGCGGCCAAGGATTACCAGGCCCTCAAGGATTCGATCATTGAGGACTACGAGAAGAACGGCCGGCGCACGGTGGAATCTGATAAAACCGGTGGGAAGCTGCCCCCGATGAGCAGGGGCGTTGAACCAGGGTCTGACACTGGAGAGGTCCAACCTAAAAACCTGCGCGATGCCAGAGAGATCGCAAAAAAGCAGTTGCTCGATGCGCTCTCGCCTGGCCGGCGCTAACAAATAAGGGGTCTTTCCATGAGTGCTTACCACGATCTTACCAACATCAGCGATACGCTGAAAACCGTTTACGGCTCGGGCATCAGCAATCAGTTTGCCGATGAACAGCTCACCTATAACCAGTTTCCCCGAAGCAACCGGTCGCCGCGGGGGCTCGGCTACAAGTTTGCGATCCGCTATGCGCGGGCGCAGGGCATTGGGGCGCGGGCGGAATCAAGCCCGTTGCCGCAGCCGTTGGCGGGCAAGTATGACAATGCGACGGTGCTGCCGCGATACATCTACGGTACGCTCCGGTTGACCGGTCCCATGATCGAAGCCGCCAAGAGCGATCCGGCGGCCTTTGTCGATGGCCTGGCCGATGCCGTCGACGATATCTACACCGCACTTGTCAATGACATGAACCGTCAGGCCTGGGGCGATGGCTTCGGTCTGATTGCTTACAATTCCGCGGTTGCCACCCCAGCTACCGGCTCGGCCTATGACGTTGTCTGTGACAACAGCCTGGGCGTCATGCGGGCGATCGAGGGAATGATCGTTGACTTCTACAACAGTGCCGGCGCCGTCGACCAAAATGTGGTGGCGCAGCGCATTCAATCCATCAACCCGGTAACCAAGACCATTACCATGGAGGCCCTCAGCACTGACTTTCAGGCCCTTCACCCGTTGGTTGCCGCTCGCACGTATACAGTGGGCACCGGTACGATCCCGGCCGCCAGTCAAATGGTGCGCTACGGTGCTCGTGATGCCGCGTTTGCCACCACCGACACCCCCGTTGAGATCACGGGCTTAGACGGTATCTTCGATGACGGCACGCTTTTGGCCTCGTTCGAAGACATCACGGTGGCCTCATATCCTCGCTGGAGAGCCGGTATCCTGGGCAACTCCGGCGTTGACCGTGAGCTCAGCCTCGATCTGCTGCTGCAGGCCGTGGATGTCATGCGAGTTCGCGCCGGTAAAAAGCCTGGGGTCATGAGAATGGGCCTGGGTCAGCGCAGGAAATATTTTAACCAACTCGCTCCGGATGTGCGCTTTTCACCTGGCACGTTCAAAGGCGGTTACGAAGAGCTGACGTTTGCAGCCGGCGACGGCAGCATCCGCATGGTCATCGATCCGCTGGCAACCCCGGGGCGGATATTCCTTCATCCGGACGGCGCCATCGAGAAATTCGAGATGACCCCGATCGGCTGGGGCAACCTGGACCAGCAAATCCACCAACGTGCCGGCTACGATGAGTGGGATCAGTTTTTGAGGTTGTATACCAACCTGGGAACCGAAGACCGCAATAGCCTGGTGCTGGTCAAAGACCTGGTGGAGCCTGGCCTGTACTCGTAGGTATATCGGCTTAGCGCCTTAAAACCGCGTGGGGGCCGTTTACCATAGTATTCTTATCCTCCTTTTCAATGGTCGAGGGGCACACTTGCCGCCCCTCGGCCTTTAACCCTCCAAGTATCCTGCTCGAAACGGCAGGGGCTAACTATCAAGGAGCAATTCACATGATAAAAGACAAAGCTATTGCATGGAATGTAAAAAGACTATTTCGGGCCGTCCAGGACATGGCCGGCTGGGATGCGACCCAACAAGCAGCCCTTGGTGCTGGCGCTGCCATTTACCAAGAGCCTGTCGCCGCAGCCCAACTCGCTGGCCTCCAGGTCGCCGCAGCCGGTGACGCCATTCACGATCTATTGAAGATCCCTTACGATCTGGATCGTGACATGCCGCTGGCCGCTCGCATTTGGTTCAACCACTCTACAACCGATACCGATAATCCTGACTGGCTCGTGACCTTAAAGGGGCTGGGACTGCAAGCTTTGACCGCATCGACCGCGACACCGGATGCCTCGTTGACCTTCCCGGCGCTGGCGGTTGCCGCCACGGCAGATGCACTGGAGAAAACCAGCTGGCAGAAGACCTCCGGCGGAATATTTGCTGCCACCGATGTCTTTTTGAATATGGCTGTTGAATGCAATGGCCTGGGCAGTGCCGGCGCAAACGAGATCACCCTGTGGGGTATCGAGCTAGCCTACACCGTCAAGGCCACCGGTGACTCTCAGATGAGAGACACGACGCTGACCTCCCTGGAGGGCCGCAGCCTGTATTAACCGACCGTATCGCCGCAGAGAGGCCTATACGCTAGTGGGGCCGTGGCAACAGATAAAAGGCGCGGAGTTTAGGTTGCTAATCGAACCGCCTGCCTCACACAAAAACCACAAACAAGGAGGCACCGATGGCCAAGAAGAAAAATGACGTTGAAGAAAAAAGCGTATCAGCCGAGCAGACCGTGGCCACGCCTACGGTTTTTCGCGATGTGCGCATGCAAGATGAGGACGGCACCATCGACACGGTTTTCCGTAGCGATGACGGCATGAAAACGATGGCAGTCAAAAATGCCAGGGCCGGCCTGATCATCACCTTTTACGACAAGGACAACAAGGCCACCGAGCGGTTTCTGCCGGTTGGCGAAATTGCCAATCTGATCGCGATGTTGCCAGGATGATACCGAAGTTTCGAATTGTACTGGGCACCGGTAGATGCGGCACCTGGAGCTTTTACCGGATACTGCAGTCTCAGGGGAGCCATGTACATGTGCGCCACGAGGGCTATCCGCTGCCCTGGGATCCGCCTGGCGATGCCTGTGCCTGGTATTACTGGGTCCTGCGGCACCTGTGCGATGAGTGGAGCGGCCAGGAGTATTTCGCCATCTCATCTTATAGCTGGTGCTGTTACATCGCCCTGGCCTTCCGGATGCTCAAAGACGTCAAGTTCGTTGCGCTGCGGCGTCCACGCGAAGAGGTCATCGCCTCGTTTCTAAAGCACTGGCCGACTGAAAACTACTGGACCCGCGAGGACAGCGTTCACTGGGACGACCAGTGGCCGACTTTCAATTCAACCAACAGCTCGCCGATCCAGTTCAGAGACAGTTTTCCTCAATTCGACCTGCCGAAGGCCGAGGCGATCGGCGCCTATTGGGATGAGTATTACGAGCGCTGTGAGTACTGGCGCAAGCGAGCCCCTGACAACGTGATGGTTATCGATTGGCGAGATGCCCTCAACACGCTCGAGGGCCAGAGCAAGGTGCTCAGCTTCTTTGGCTTTGAGCAGGACCTTCAAACCCTTCGCGTTAACTGTCAGCTGAACACGGCCGACAACCCGCGGGGATATATGTATCGAGAGATAGGAGGAACGCCGGATGTACCGTGCCGACAAATCATTCATGAGATCCCTGAAGTGTTTAGATCAGAGACTTGATTGCAGTTTCCAGTGGTCTCTCGAGCGCTTTGTTATCACCTATGACCGTGGCTACGGAGAGCCGCTGCCGCTTACCGTCATCGAAACCGAGGACCAGCAGTTCAGGCGCCCGCGGCAAAGCGATGTCGAGTTTCTGCAGCAGTGGGATCTTGAGAACATGCGGCTTAAAGATCGCCTATCGATGGTGACCAAGTACATGCAAGACTACCGGGACCAGTGCCGGCGGCGCTCTCGTGAGAACTTTCGCGACATGACCAAGGACGACAAAATCCAACTAATGAATGTATTCGGCCGCGCCATGGGCGCCAGCAAGTGCAATTCGGCCTTTCGCCGGATTACGCCTAAACCGAAAACAGAGGCTTTCAAAGTGACTGATAAAAGGTTTCATGCGAACTTAGACAACCTGAGCGCATGAAAAGCTAAAGGAGTGTGAGATATGGCGATTGTTTTGTTCAATCCGACAAATGAGACCATGGAGTACACCTATATCGGCCAGCTGACCGTGCTCAAACCCGGCACCAAGCTTAAGGTCGACGACAACCGCGGACGGCATTTGCTTGCCAATTTGGACAACCGCGGCCTGGTCGCTCTGGAGTATGGCGATCAGGGCGATGTCGAGGAGCGCAAAGCGGCCAACGGCCGCAAGAAAAACCTGGAATTCAAACGCCGGCAGGTCATGCGCCACAATCAGCAAAACGAGGCGCGGGCCACCAGTAAATTGCCCTACCTGGAGCCAACCGAGAAAATAAGCGAATATGCCGAGGAGCTCGGCATCAAGCTTCTGGAACCATATGTTTTCGGTGACGAACAGGTAGAGAAGCTCGCCGGCTTGAAACAGGAGGTGGCTGCCAAAGATGACCTGCTTGCCAAAAAGGACCGTGATTTAACTGAAATGCAGGGGCAGATGGCTACCATGCAAGGGCAGCTCGACAAACTCATGTCTCTTCTGCAGGGCAACACTGAGGCTCGGGTGTCAGGTGACAATGGCGACCAGGAGCAGCATGCTGTTGAACTGATAGAGATTCGGAAAGAACTCGGCTACAAATATCTTGGCACAGATCGTTTTGAAGGCTGGATCGGGCGCAACTGGGACAAAATACAAACTGCACCGCCTGAGATCCAGGTCGAGATAAAAGACAAATATATCAGCCTGTACAATCGGCCGTTCCCTGAGGAGCAGCCGTCAATTTGATCTCACGGCCGGTGCATTGGGGGATAAATGCCGACCTACTCCAATGCCTATGAAATCTTAAAGAAAGTCCGCTATGGTTTAAGCGAATATTCGGATCCTATCCAAACAGGGATGCAGGGGGCAACCACCCATCCGAATGAACTGTTGATGGACGAAATCAACTCGGCTCAACTTTACCTCTATAGCCTGGCGCTTAATAGGTCTCCAGGCTATTTTATTGGCAAAGCCGAGATCGTTGGCGTCGACAGCGAGTATGCGCTGCCCAACGACTATGGAGGGCTGATTGTTTTCCTCGATGACCGGCTGCGCAAAGTCGAGCGGGTCCGCCAGGACAACCTGACCCGGTCAACCTCCGGCGGTGGTTCCAAGCGCCTGTATTATCACAAGGGCAGCAACCTGGTCCTGGACAAATCCGGCGTGACCGACACCTACACGCTGTGGTATCGCAAAAAGCCCAGGAACATTCACGCCGGCCGCAACTCGACTGCCGGCACCGCTGAGATCACCCTCGATGAGCGCTTCGCTGCTCGCATCGATGATTATTACAACGGGATGATCATCGAGAATGTTAACGAGAACATCTTCGATCAAATCAGCGACTATGTTGGCACGACGCGGGTGGCCACCATCACCAACAATTCGTCTAAAGCCGATTTTTACGGCCTGGTCTCGGATCTGCCAGAAGTCTTTCACCACCTGATTGCAAAAAAAGCCCTTTTAAACATCCGGACGACCTCCGCGCTGGTCAAGAGCAGGGCCACCAAAGCGGACATGGACCTATTCAATGATGAATTAGTCACGACCTTCCAGGCCTGGAGTGACGGCCAGGAAGACGTTGATATCGAAACGGTATTCTCAGATTTTGCGCCAGCCGCTCGCAGCTGGGGCATCGTTGCGGAGTAACCTCATGTTGACCAAATTGACCACAATGGAGGGCACGCCTTTCCGCGGCGGCGCCATTACAGCGATCGAAACCGGGCTGCTGCCGTTTGGCGGATACAGCTGGGCCCAAAACGTGCGCAACACGCATCCCGGGATAAAGAAACGCCCTGGACAAAGGAAGTTGCACACCACAGCCGATGGAAGCAACCGTGTCGAGAACCTGTATGAATTCCAAAAGACGCGGGTTGATTTTAACAAATTTTTTGCACAAATGAGCGACGGTGACTTGCTGGTTGCAACCAGTCTGCCGCCAACGGTGACAACCGGCGCCTTTGGCTCGGAGGCGCACGACGGCAGCGCCAACCAGATCCCCGCAAGCTTCGCGACGATTTTGGATTTGATGCTCTACAGCAATGGTGTTGATCAGCACCAAATCTACAGCGGGGAAGATTCATTTGTCGAGAACTGTATCGTTTACAAGGGCACGGCTGCTCCAGACAACGTCCCGACTGAGGGACAGGATTATAGCGTAGAGGTGTCTGATGGCCGATCGACAACGGCTGCTGTGCTGGATAGCCTGCCTAACTTTGCTGGCTTTGGCTGTGTGTTTATTGGTACGCCTGTGCCTGTTACAGCTCTCGATTGGACAGTTGGCGCTGCAAACGCAAGCACTGCTACAGCATCACTGTACTATTGGAACGGCGCCTGGAGCCAGGTGTCCGGACTTACAGATGGAACCGAATCGGCAGGAGCAACGCTTGCACAATCCGGATCTATGAGCTGGACGGCACCAACCGATGAGCAGGACAAATATCAATACGGCCAGAACAAGTTTTGGTATCAGCTGCGTGTCAGCGCCGCCCTGGATGCCGAGGTCGAGATCACGGCACTTAAATACCAGGCCGGCTTTCAGGACATCCGCAACATATGGGATGGAATCCCACAGTACGGTGTCGAGGTCCAGGTCGAGCAAGCCGACACCAATTATTCCACCTTCGGCGCCTCGGCTATCGATTTGAATGCCCTTGCTTCCGGCAGAAAAATATATGTCGCATGCACAGATCCGATCGAGGGCCTGTACTGGGATGTCGGCAGCATACCGTGCTCAACGACCGCAGACGTTGACCTGACCTCATTAAAGTATTGGGACGGCCACAGCTGGCAGAGCGTTGGCACAGTGAACGACGGCACAGAAGGGCTGACGCACACCGGGTGGATGACCTTCGGCCGGCAAACAGATGTGATGCCGCGGCAGATGTTTTCCTCCCAATACCAGGCCTACTGGTACGAGATTATTTTCGACAGCGCCCTGGCGGCCGACTTCGAGCCGGCGCTGATGTACATGCCCTATTTCAACATATCCGAGCTCGGCAACGGCAGATGCTGCGCGGCCTGGAAGGACAGGGCCGTGTACAGCTTCGATCTGTGGGGCGCCTATCTGTATGTGTCTCGCACCAACTCTCCGATGGTGCTAAACGGTGCTGACTTCGGGATCCTGAAGGCCGGCGACGGCCGAGCCAACCGTGTTGTAGGGGCTCGCAAATTCCACAATGAATTGATGGTTTGGCAGCAAGAGCAGGGCGTCGAGGGTGGCTGCGTGACCCTGTTCGAAGGCTACAGTCCCGAGACCTTCGGCAAACTCGTTCTTTCCAGCCAGATCGGAGCCATGAACAACAAATCGATCGATGTCATTGACGGTGTCACGGTGGCCACCCGCACCGACGAGGCCGTGAAGACCGTGGCTTTTTGGATCAGCCGCTACGGGGTGTGTGCCACCGATGGCCGCTCGGTCCAGGTCATCAGCGATGACATTCGCAATTATTTCGACAGCTCAGAGACCGAGTGCATCCGCCGCGGCTACGAGCATCGACACTGGCTTAAATACGACAGCGCCTATGGGGTCATCCGGATCGGGCTGGTCAGTGGCGCCACGGCCACCGAGTGCAACGTGTTTCCCGTTTACGATCTCACCGATCGCACCTGGACCTTTGACACTCCCAGCCAGGAGCTCAGCTGCATGACCGAGGTCAGTGGCGACTCCGGCCAGGCGGCTGTCGTCCAGGTTGTGGGCGGCATCGATGACGGCCAGGTGTATCAATCCAATTACGGTTTGAACGATGTGCTCGAGGGCATCGATGCCTATGTCGACCTGCAGCTTGGTTACAAAGGCCAGGTTGTGCAGGTGGCCGATATCGTCTTGCGTTGTGAGGCCCGCACCAACGGCACGTTGATTGTGACGATGCTCGACAACGATGTTGAGATCGGTTCCATTCCGGTGAGCATGATCTCGAAGCAAGGCGCCAATGCAACGTGCCGGCACAACTTGCCGGTGCTGCTCGAGAGCCAGCAGCCGACGCTCAGGTTTCGCAACGGGGAGAAGTCAGCTGGCTTTACGCTGATCGATCTCGGGTTAAGGAGTTGGATAAACTATGGCCTCTAAACAGATCATCACCGATGTGACCAAGCCGTGGAAGCGGCAGTTTTTCGATACCAAAGAAATCGAGCCTGGTGAGCCACCCAAAACGATAATCCGGCCGGCCGAGCACGGCATACTCAAAAAGGATAAGCGCAATGCCAATATCAATCCAAGAACCCGCCATTGAGCTAAGCACCTATGAGATCCGCGTCGACTGGGAAGACGAGCAGGGCAATTCGGTAGCACCCGATACGATGGCCTGGACGCTGCATGATATCGACAACAATGTGGTTAACAACCGGCTCAATGTCACGATCACCACACCGCTGGCCTCCGAGCTGCTGCCGCTTGAAGGCGACGACCTGGAAATATTCGGCAGAGGTCCTGTTAAACGATACGTGACCTTCGAAGGCACGTACACGAGCCCGCGGTGGGGTGCCGGCAAGCCACTGCGCGATGTCGTTGATTTCCCAATTAACCCACTGACCTACAAAACGCCATAGGCAAAAGATGCCCTGGTTTAAAAGCTATCGCTACCGCTTTAAGTTCGAGATCTCAAGCACCAACGTAGATGCGGCCCTGGCCGACTTCCCCGTAGCGCTGTTTTTCAACAGCACGGCTGGCACCGGCAGCGACGATGTCACGAAAATCTTTGACGCCGTTGGCGCCGATTGGAGCAAGATCGCCGTTTGCGAGGCAGACGAGCGGACACCGCTGTGGACCGAGGTTGATCTGTGGGATGTGGACAACGAAAACGGCGTCTTGCATGTCAGGGTGCCGAACATCTCATCGAGCCAGTCCACCTACCTCTATGTCTATTTCGACCCCGATGGAGTGGGCAACGGTTATATCGGGCAGACCGGCAGTGATGCGGCTAAGAATGTATGGGATGACGACTTCGCTGCAGTTTGGCACATGAATGGCGACCCATCGGTTGCAAGTGACCTCAAGAACTCAAAAGCCGACTCACATCATCTGACCGGCGTCAACATGGAGTCGGCCGACAGCGTAGACTCTGATACCATCGGCAAGGCCGTTAACCTTGATGGAACCAACGAGCATCTGGTCACAGCCCTCTCAGGGCTTCCGCTGGTCAACGAAGAAAAAACGGTCGAAATCTTGGCTAATAACGACGACACGAACCGTTTGGGGCTCGGATCCAGACTCGATTACGGTGGCGTCAACAATGAATCAAAGGGGTGGTACTTAAGTTTCGATCCTGCCAACACTTTGCGGCGGTATTACCATTCGTCTGCTGGAGAAATCTCATATTCCATAAGCACAACAACTAACATTGACAGATACCTTGCGGTCACGGTTGGCGTCAACGCTGCCTCTCCTGTGCTGTATCTCGATGGATCTTCGGTTACACCAACAACTAACGACCTGGCAACTGGAACTGCCGAGAGTACTTCTGGATATTTCGGCTTCGGCAAAGAGGCTATCCATTACGCAAACGGTCAAGTGTCAGAGGCTCGCCTTAGTTCGGTTGCCAGGAGCGCAGCCTGGATTAAAGCAACCTATTACACGCTGTTCGATAACCTCGGAGACTGGAAGAGCCTCGAGGCGAGCTTAGAAGCCGCCGATGGCTGGCTGGCCGACTGGAAATACCGCCGGCAGATCACGATTCCATCCACAGGCATCTCCGGCGACCTGGAAAACTTTCCCCTGGCCCTGTTCCTGAACTCGAGCGCTGGCACTTCAGATGTGGACATGACGGCCGTCTTTGACGAGCTCGGCGCGAACTCTCACAAATTAGCGGTTACAGACCACACTGGTGTCAGACAGCTCTACGTCGAAGTCGATAATTGGGACAACTCGGCTGAGAGTGCGGTCTTGCATGTGGGCGTGCCCTTCATTGACTCGGCGGTCGATACGACCCTTTATCTTTATTATGACAGCGCCAAAGCTGACAATGACGGCTATGTGGGGGATACTGGCGATGCGGTGGCGCAAAATGTTTGGGATGATAACTTTGTCGCCGTTTTCCACATGAACGATGACCCCAGCGGAGGCACGTTAACTGACGCCTCCGGCACCAGCGATGCCACGGCGTCCAATTTTGAGAGCGGCGACCAAACAGACAGTGACACCATTGGAACGCAAATCACGGCCGATGGTTCAAACGAGAAGGCCGTTACCGGTGCAAACTGCGGAATCTCTGGGACCGACCCCTGGACTTGCGAGGTGATCCTTAAACCGACTGCCACAGTTCAGAACCAAATAGGGATCGGGGTTGTAAGCAGCAACGGTTTAGCCAGGGCGATTCAAGCGACGACAACAGAGATTGCAATAGCCTACCAGGGCGGCCGCTGGGGGGTCACTGGCACCTTTTCTGCTGCCGCAGACACATATATTGTCGGCAGACTGCCTTCCGGATCCTCGGCCATGAGCGCAACGAAGCTGGACATTGACGGTGTGAGCCAGTCTGTTTCGCTAACGGCCGGGTCAAACTATACAATCAATACGACTGACTCGGCGATTGCTCTCTGGCTTAATACCCCAACTGGAACCGTCTATGGCGACTCTCCGATGTCAGAGGTCCGCCTCAGCGACACAGAGCGATCCGATGCCTGGATTGCCGCCACATATAACACGCTGTTTGACCAGCTGTTTAGTTACGCTGCTGCAGGCGAGGTGGCCGATGTGGCCGGCTGGCTCAGGGGCTTTACCAAGCGCAGCAAAATCACGATTCCTTCCACCAACATCGATGGGGCGCTGGATTATTTCCCGCTGACCGTGCATCTCTCCTCAAGCTGCGGCACCGGCACTGATGATATGACGCCAGTTTTCGATGAGATCGGCGCCAATCACAAAAAGCTGGCCATCACCCTGGCAGATGGGCGCACGCAACTGCCCATCGAGGTCGACCTTTGGGATGATACCAACGAGAAAGCCGTGCTGCATGCAAGGGTGCCGAATATCAGCAGCAGCGATACGACTTATCTGTATCTATACTTCTCGGCCGATGTACCGGACAACAACGAGTACGTTGGTGGGATCGGTGACTCGGTCACATTCCTGATCTGGAACGAGTACCAGGCCGTATGGCATATGTCAGATGATCCATCCGGCACAGCGCCACAGGCCATGGACTCCACAATGAACGAGAACCATGGCACGGCAGCCGGCACCATGTTAACTGGAGATTATGTCGACGGCAAGGCCGGCAAGGCCTGGGATTTGGATGGCACCGACGATGAGTTTACGGTGCCGGATAACGACACCTT